CACTTTGCCCTCCTGTATTTCCTCCTGTATTTCCAAGTACATTAGCAGCAGCACTTCCTTCTCTTGCCTCTCCACTTTTAAACAAACCTTCTATTGCCCATAATGCATCTAAATGTCTATCTAAATCAGACCTTAATGATTGTAATTCTTCTTTTGCTTTTTGTACTTCTTCTGTTGTTGATTCTGTAGAGTCTACTATATCTTTTTGTTCTTCTATCTGAGATTGTAATAGGTCTGCCGTAGCTTGGTCTCCTTTAAATCCACCTGATAAGAATAATTCTTTGGTTTCATTACTTCTTAGTAAATCTATTACTTCTTGAGTATACTGCATTCCTTCATGTTCTACTTCTATTAGTCTATCAAATTGATTTTTCAAAGAATTCTGGTTTAGTTCTTCTAACTCTATCTCTATTCCTGTCAATTTTTCTTGTATTTTGTCTTCTGCATATGTATCTTTGTAACGTTGTGCCTCATCGAGTATTGCTTGTCCTTTTGCTCCTACTTCATGTGGGTCTCCTTTGTCTTCTCCATATCTTGTTTCCTCTTGTTGTTTTATTCTATCCATTGCACCTTGCACTTGTTCATCAACCAAAATCCAATATGCCTTTATTTTTTGAGCCATAGACATGTTAGCAAATGGGTCTGCTGATGATACTGTTCCACCTTCAGGCATTTCCATACCTCCTACTTGAGTACTGCCTGCTCTAGTTCTTGTATTTACTGTTCCGGGGAGTGGCATTAATTTTCGAATCATTTCGTAGATAAGGCTCATGTCATATGGTTCTTTTGTTGGTAGTTGTGGTCCCATTGGTCCAACTACACCTAGAGGGTCATATGGTTTAATTCCTGCTCCTGATAAACTGTTAGTAAGTGCTATTACTGCAACTGTGTTTTTATCTGTTGCTGCGGTAGATTTGGTCATAGTGTAATCTTCTGGGTCAAATTTTATATACCTATTATCAGTGTCTCCTCCATAGTTCCTGTCTAACCACTGTAATAGTCCTTCTACTGCTGATATTGGTGATGTCTTAGCTGCTCGTATCTCTTTGTTTTCACTGGAGATGAAATCTTTAATAGCTCTACTGATTTCACTTTTGTTTATATCCCACTTGTCTCCTGAACCTATAAAACTATCAATTTCTAATAAAACAGCTTGCATCATTTGTCTATATATATCTATTTTCTCTTGTTCTAATTGTGTAACTTCTTCTCCACCGGGGGAGTTATCATGTATTGCATTTATTTGTAACTTCGCTAATCCATTCATCATTTCCCATTCTGCCTTAGCTGAATTCCAATAATTAGCAGCATCATCCCACTGTCCCATAAGAACTGCTAGTATTGAATTACCCATCTTAGTCCACACTGGTATCATCTTTAGTGAACTAGTATACCATCCTACGGCAAATTTTAGGAAAGGTATCATCAATGGTCTAAGAATAAAACCAAACATATCTCCTATTGGTCTTAATATGAACATGATACCAACGTTAAGTAATTTTAACATAGCCTGTAACATAGGTGAAGAATCAATAATCATCTTTCTCATTTGAATTAGACCTGCTACACCTGTAGCCAAGCCAGCTAGTTTAACTACGGTACCAATATTAAACATTCTCTTCTGCCATGTATGTTGCATAGCACCTATTGCTTCCATTCTCTTACCATGTTTATCTGCTGTTCTACCCATTGATAGTTGATTATCTAGAAGTAGTGTATTTGCTTGCCCTTCCCTGAAGGCTTTTTGTTTTTCTGTATATTCTGCTATCCTCTTCATGGCAGGTTCTGTTAAAGTAGCTCCTACTCCTCCTCCTGCTATAGTCTTTGCCATACCTCCCATATGGGCACCGAATGTTCTTTCTTGCTGACCTCCAGCAGTTCCACCACCTGCATACATATTAGCCTTTTTTAAAGCACTATTTAATTTACGTACTAAATCTGACTCATCAATATCAATCTTTAGAATATAGTCTACCATAATACTAGTTATCTCCTACGGTTAAATAGTTTACCTTATTGAGGGGATTGATTTTTCGAGTTGGTTTTTTGCTGATGCGATTGTTCTTTTGAGCCATTTTGTTGGTTGCCTGTCTGTGGTTTCTTTGGTCCATCCGAACTGGCTTGCACAGAATCCATAGACTGAAGCTGTGAGCTTGGCTGTATCACTGAGCCTAGAAAGCTCGTCATCCAGCCCTCTAAACAGACCGCTAAAGGGTAGTCTTTCATAACCTCCGATATGATATTTTCGACTGTTTTTCTTGGTAGTCGTTTGATTGTTTGAGGGTCACCGTGATTAAATGGTGCTTTGGTTATTACGGCATTTAGGATACGGCTTCGATATTCAGATAGATTTACTTTTGGCTTTGTAACATCAGAAAGGTCAACACATGCTTTGATTATAGATTCCATAGCACCGAATGATATATCATCATCGTATTCTACGGGTTCTTGCACATCTTTCCATTTAATGGTAAAAGCCTTTGTAGCCACAGGCTATGTATAGAATAAGTGCTATATAAAGACCACTTTGGCTAGGGTGCTGCACCGGGTACGGCTGCACATAATGTCGCATTACTAGCAGTTACGGTCATTGTACGGACTTGCCAATTTAATGTTTCAAATATTGGCTCATTAGGCTCTATAGGTACGGCATGGTCTGCAAATCCTAATCCAGTACCTACTAGAGTTATACTTCTTTCAGTATTCATACAAGTTTGTCCATTATTAAATGTTAGTGTAATAGTACATTGTTCTCTAGCAAAAGTAGTTCCATCAATACCTGCTCCACTCATACAATGAGCTTGAGCATATATATCTCTTAATAATTCAGTATCTAAATATGAGGCTGTGAATGAGCCAGTTATTTCAAATAGTCTACGGTAAGCATCTACTGCTACTGAACTGTTATGACCATAAAGTAGGTCAGAATTTTGGTTAATGTTAATATCAAATGATTGTATTTCTGCTATAGTACCTGCTGAACTTGTTAAGTTACCATAAGCAAATGTATACGGGAAGTTACATGTATCAGTTCCGGGACATGCATCAAGACAATTAGCTGCTTCTACTTCATTAGTATATGATATATCTACGGAAGCTCTAACTGGTTCTCCTATTGCACTACGGAGAGCTATTGAGTTTACTACTCCTCCTACTAACCTTCTTGTTATACCTGTTGGACACATTACGGTTCCTGCTGTTGAGGCTCCTATTTCTAATGCTATAGTATTTCTAATTTTTGAACTTATAGTATAAACATGGTCAGTCTCCATACAAGCACTTCCATCTGCTGTAGCTCTATTATCAAATACGGTTCCTAACCACCAAGGGTTAGATAATACAAAGTCAACTGCTAGGCTTCCTCTGGTTGTTCCATAAGCATAAATAGCAGGCTCTACTTGATTTAGGGCAGCTAGTGTGATACGGTTATTAGTAAAATTCCAATTAGTAATTCTTTGTTCCAGCCCAAAAGGTATATCTAGAGTTAAACAGTCTGTACAACAAATATCTCCAAATGCACAGGAAGCTTCATATCCATATTGTAAGTAGCCAAACGCACCAGTTCGTACCATTATAACGCACTTGCCGTTTGATTAACTGCTACTGGTGATAATGTTCTAATCTGCCAATTCAGTGTTTCAAATATAGGTTCGTTAGGTTCTATAGGTACTGCGTGGTCAGCAAGTCCTACTCCTGTTCCAGTCAAAGTAATAGTCTTTTCTGTTCCTGCCCCAGTTTGTCCATTATCAAATACTAGGGTTAATGTGGTTTGCTCTCTAGCAAAAGCCTCTCCATCTATACCAGTGGCTCCAGTATCATGAGCTTGGGCATATATGTCTCTTAGTAATTCAACATCTAAATATGAAGCTGTAAATGAACCAGTAACTTCCATTAACTTACGGTAAGCATCAGCAGCAACACTTGTGTTATGGGTATAAAGTAAATCACTGTTTTGGTTAATATTAACATCGAATGACTGTATTTCTGCTATGGTTCCTGCGGTTGTAGTTAAATTACCATAAGCAAATGTATACGGAAAATTACATAAATCTGCTGATGGGGTGGAATCTATTGTAATACACATTTCATTCTCATCAGAATATGATATATCTGCTGAGGCTCTTATTGGCTCTCCAATAGCACTTCTTAATGCTATAGAATTTACTACACCACCTAACATCTGTCTTGTTACATCTGGACAACCTTGTTCTACTCCTATTTCTATTGATATAGGAGTTCTTAATTTTGAAGCTATTGAATAAGTATGAGTGTGTGAACCAGAAGTTGGCATACATGCTACGGTACATACAGTATCAAATAATGTACTTAACCACCATGGATTAGACAATACAAAATCAACCGCTATACTTCCTCTGGTTGTACCATAAGCGAATACAGCAGGCTGTACTTGACCTAGGGCAGCCAAAGTAATTCTATTATTAGTGAAATTCCAATTAGTGACTCTTTGCTCTAATCCAAAAACCTTATCTATACAAGTAGCTAATGTGCCAAAAGTGCCTTCTCTACCATATTGAAGATATCCAAACGCACCAGTTCGTACCATATAGTATAAATCTTAGTCTAAGTTTATAAAGATTACGTGAAGGTAAATGCCGTTGTATCCATATAAACTATGGTAAATATACCTCTAAACATGTTCCTATACTTCTCATCCATGGACTCATATCCTCTTAAATATGCTTGAATAAATGGTGTTGGTGAGGCTCCTGCCCTTCTTAGTATGTTTTTGAGTATTCTACCTACTTCTTTAACTACGGTATTATGTCTAGCTAAAGTACTATATGTTCTAATATCTATCTTAACTGGAAGGTCATGTCTCCATACATCGCCATGTAATTGAAATGCTACAATAACCTCTTTTAATGGTTGAATTAATACTACTTCTCTTACTGCACCTGCTAATCCTACTGATTTCTCATCCCATATAAAATCTACTCTAGGGGCTGTTCCTGCTGTCCAATCACATACTATCCTAGTTTTAAGGTCTGCAACCACATCATAGGTAATAGTGTCACTCATGTTCCTGCTCCATATCAAATAATGCGTTATCTACAAACCATTTAGCTTTTGTACCTTCATTGTATATCTTGAAGTTTACCTTTCTTGCTATTGCTTTTGCTTTCTTGAGAGATACTCCCGGCTCTTTATACTTTCTTACCCATTCTATTAATAAGTCTTCTGGTACAAAACTACCCGGTAATCTACCTTGATTAATTATAGCTGGTGCCCATGAGTCAGCGAATATAGTACCTGTAGTGTCATCATATTTTAGTTCATCTCCTACATTTGTGTAGTTTATATTCTCTTCTAGTAATTCCCAACGCATCTTTTCTATTGCTTCTATTGATATATCTTCCTTCATTTTTAGTATCAAGTTCTTAAACTCACCTTGATTCTTAATTTTAAACATTATGGTAATACAAAGACTTCTTCACGATTGCGTACAATCTTGTCAACGTCTTCCCTCCATCTAGAAGATGTATCCATTATTTTAGCACCATCCGCACCCATGGGAATAATATCCATACGGAATGAACCATTAATTAAGTCTAATGCAGTTCTCTTAGTAACAGCATCCTTAATATCGTTAGGTACTGTTGCACTACCATACCTGTATGTAACTCTAATTCTGTTATCTCTTAGGATAGTAAATAACAATCCTCTTATGAATAGTTCTCCCCTTTCTCCTATAATTTCATAATCTGAATTATCAGTAATATCTGCAAAATCATTACCTACACCTGCTTTCCATGTTTCTAATTTATCTCCTGCTGCACTACAGAATTTTAGTGTTACATCACAACACATGTCTAATTGAACTCTTACATCTCTATGTTTCAAGTATACTGGTGTACCCCATCCAAATGTATATACTAGTGGGAGGCAATGATATTCATTAGTTATAACCTTAGTTCTACCATAAGTATGACCTGTTCTTTGGTCTATTACATCTTCTGACCTTTCAATAAGCTCGTCAACTTGAGCCAATGTTGGTATAGTACATGCTGTAAATGGACATGACCTAATTAAAGCAGCCACATCACAGGCTGTAGTGTAAGTTGCCATATATATAAAAAGGGTATATCTTGTATTTAATGATTATTCATAAACTAGGGTTATAGTACCAGCACATGCAGAGGCTAATATTGATAATCCTTTGTTAAATGGTGTATTAATATAAGGCATATTTGTCCCAGTTGTAGTGGTATCTAGGGTTGCTAAAAGGCATCCATCACATGCCAGCATACAAGTAGTACAATGATTATAAACATCAACGGTTCCTGCCCCTAAAGTTGATACATATGCTGATTTTAGAACCCCTCTGGTGCCCTTTATAACAGCAGTACAGGCAGTTACAGCAGTAGTATTTTTAGACTCAAGTCCCATATATATAATAGATTCATTGGGCTATTAATAAAGATTGTCTATTAAGGAAAAAAAAACTCTGATTCTACAACCTAGAATCCGATTACATGTACTTTAAATGTGACACATTGTAATTCAGCACTTCCACAAGCTAATTCTAGCATAGGCAGACCTGTTGCTGCTGACTCATAGAATTGGATTGTTGCCGTTGCTGCGGCATCGCATGCTACCGGATTATACTCCGAATTCAAACCAACTGATACCTCATTTACGCTAGCAGTCACTATAGTAGTGATTGTGTTGCATGCTGATAAATCGGTTACGATTCCACCAGTTGGATAAGTATCTGCACAACCTATTGCTACATCAATAACAGCCTCTTTGAGTTTGCTAGTTAATGCACTTTGCCTTGAGTTGGTTTTACCAGTCAAGTTCTTCCAGTTTGTGTTTATAGTTGATGTAATAGCCATGATATGCTCCTACAATTTGATGTCACGAATCTTTCCTTGTGACCTAAAGTGTCTACAAACAGTTTCTCCCATAGTCCTAAACAGTCCTTTCTCAACAAATGCTGCGTTGATGAACGGATAGCCGGGGCTTCTGCGAGTTGCTTCATAGTACTCTGTTGGAATTGCGATTTGTATTCCTATTCTTGGATAACCATATCCTTCTGCATCGGATGTATCTAATGCAATAAGTCTTCCTAACTCTCCTGACCCACTTGTTGGTGCGTCTTTGGTTGGAATGAATGGGACTCCATATATAGAATCTACGTGAATACCTACACCTGTTCCTTTGAATGTTTGGATACCATTTACGTCAATTTGTACTAGTGCCTCACCATATGGGTTTGGAATTCGTACAGAAGGCATATATAGTCCTTGTACTTCAGAATACACTTCGTGTGAACCGAGGAATACATTTGGGTCTTTACCAGCAGCGATTCTAATCTTTCTAAGATGTGTTCTTAGTAAATCGTCTGTTAGTATTCC